GGTTTCGTCGTAGGCGTCCTGCAACTTGGTCTGTTTGTCCAGAACCTCTTGCAAAGCATCAGCAGCAGCGTCGGCGTTGGCCGCCTGCTCCGACCACTGTGCAGAGATCGTAGACATCCCGGTCGGGTCTTGTGCGTAGAGATCGGCGATGTAGTCCTGGTAGACCTTCTGCGCATCGTTGGCCCGCTGCTGGGCGGCTGTGACTTCATCCTGAACCTTTGCAAGCTCCTCCTGCTCCTGAGCCTGCTGCTTAATGAGATCGACGTACTCCTGGTACTTCTCGTTATAGGCTTCCTGCTTTGCCTGTTCCTGAGCCATCTGCTTGATGTAGGCGAGGCTCTTGTCCTGGTTTTCGGTCAGATCTTCGTAGGTCATGTTCAGGCCGTCGATGTTGCCGTTCAGCTCGTCGAGAATGGCCTGCATTTCCTGCTGTTTTCCTGCCGCCTCCCCGGTAGAGCTTGCCAGCTCAGACAGGCGGGCGATCAGCGCGAGATTTTCCAGCTCGTTCTTATGCACAGACTCCGTGTTGTTGTCCAGCTCGTCCATCAGGGAGCTGTGCTTGTCGATCAGGTTGTCGCACTCAGAAATGAGATCACCGACGGACTGCCCGTTGCTGTTCAAAGACTCAGACAGGGTGTCGATGCGGTACTTCAAAGAGGACGCCTGATCGGACGTGTCGCCGTAGGTATCGCAGGCGATCTGGTACTGTTCCTCCAGCGATTCCAGCTCTTTCTGCTGCTCAGCAGTTACGGCGGTCATGGACTGCGTTTCCTTGTAGGCGTCCTCGTACTTGTTGCCCAGTATGGTGACGGCAGCAGTTATCGCCGTGACGCCAGCCGCCACGCCGAGCAGCACCGGCAGATACGGAACCAGCGGAGCGAAGAACCCGGCTTGAATCACCTTTGCGGCAGACATCGCCGCGGACAGACCGGCCACGCCAACGGCCACCGTGCCCAGGCCGGTGCCGATCGCGGTCAGGGCCTTCACGACGTTCGGGTGCTCAGTGAGGAAGTCCCCAACCTGTCCCCAGAGGTCGGCCAGCTTAGCCGACGTATCATGGATAGCAGGCTCCAGAACTTGAGTGAAGGCAACATTCATTTTGTTGTTGGACTTCTCCCACTTCTCGCTCAGACTCTCGCCAGCCTCAGCGGTTTTCTCCAGCGTGCCCACGGCAGCGTCCAGAGATCCCGTCAGGGTGTCGGTCGTGATTGCGCCGTCGCGGATAGCCCGCGCAAAGTCAACGCCCACTTTGCTGCCGAAAATCTCAACGGCCTCCGTGGTCGCCTCGGAGCTGTCCTTCATGTTGGCGATCTCGGTTATTGTGTTCTGCAAAGCCGTCTGTGCATCCAGACCATCAGAAGCAAACTTCTTGACAGCAGTGCGCATGGCGGTGATCGTAGAGGTTCCCTCGACGCCATAGAGCTCCATCTGAGCCAGCAGGCCGATCGCGTTCTCCAGCGACAGGCCCAGCTCCTGCAAGGACGATGCGCCCGTAATCAGGGTATTGCTCAGAGTGGTAACGGACAAGCCGGAAATTTGTCCGGCATAGGCCAGATCGTCGAGAACATTCGGCAGCTTGGATGCGTCCACGTTCCATTTGTTCATCACCTTGGTAACAAGCTGAACGGAACCAACGACATCCTGGCCGGTAATGTCCGCGAAGTCTAGGAACTGGCCCGTAACCTCCGAAAGCGTATCGCCGGTGTAGCCCAGGCGGGTGTTGATCTCGCCGACGGCACCGGCCACGCTGTCAAGGGCGTCGTCGTTGCCAGAGTAGGCTTTCAGCATACTCGCGCCCAGGCTGTCCAACGCCTCGCCCGTCGCACCGGTGGCGTTGACGACAATCTTCTCGGCGTTGCTGTAACTGTCGGTCAGCTCGTAAACCGAGGATGTGATCTCCTTGATTGTAGCCGTGATGCCAGCCGTAGTGAGGGCCTGAGCGATCGTTTCGACAGCATCAGCACCAGTCTTTCCGGCGTCTTCGGCCTCGTCGCTGGCCTTTTGGGTAGCCTTAGACAGCGTGTCGGTTGCGTCGCTGGCCTTACCGTTGGCTTCCGCCAGGGTCTCCGCTGCATGGCCTGCCTGTTCAGCCGCAGCCTCCAGCTTGTCGAGGTCTTCCGTGCCGGACGACAAAACAGCCTGGTAATTCTGCATCGCAGCATCGGCGTCGCTCTGGGCTTTTGCAAGCTCTTTGAGGGCATCTGCTGCTGCGGTGCTGGCCTCCTCCAGCTCCTTTTTGGTTTCAGCCGAAACCTTTTCGTTCTGCATGAGGTCTTCGAGCTGATCGCCGGTCTTCTTGACGGCGGCGGTCAGATCGTTATGGATTCCGGCTGCGGCCTCAACGGACTCGGACAGCTCGTCGGAGGACTTCTCGCAGAGAGCCATCATGTCGTTTAGATCGTTCAGGGCAGCGGTGGATTTCAGCCCCATGTCCACCAGCTCTTTGGTGGAGTAAGACGCCTCCAGCATTGCCTTGTCATAGCCACCGACGGCGTTTGTCCAGTAGTCGGCCTTCTCCGAGGCCTCGTCTGCTGCCGCACCGTACCGATCGAGGGACTCTGCGAGCTCGTCTGCCGCAGAGCCCGCGCCGCTGACCGCCCCTTCGATGCTGCCGATCGAGGAAGCAACGCCATCAGCGGCAGCAGCTACATTGGAAGCCGAGGACGAAATGCCGTCCAGGGCCGCGCTTGCTGCATCGCCCGCAGACTCCCACTTGCTCAGCATGGACTCGCCGTTGTTGGCGATGTCAGCCATCTTCTGGCTCATCTGGTCGATGAGCTGAAATCTTGCGGTCAAGTTTGCCATTTAGTCCTCACCTCCTCATATTTCTTTGAGCCTCCGCTACGATCTTCGCCTGCTTGCGTTCATCATCAACAACAAGCTCAGAAGCGATGTAGAAGAGCTTCATCTTCCGCGGCATGGCGTCGTACTCTTCCGGGTGCAGCCCGTGTCGCTGCCATAGGGTGTGCGCCCAGTAGCCGTCCGAGCCCGCCGCGCAGATCAGTTTTTTGCGGCTTTCAGATCGTCTTCATCCGGGGCGTCGATCATGCCGAGAATCTGCATGACGTTCCGAGCGACGTAATCATAATCGCCCGGTTTGCTGAACACCAGCAGCGGCATATCGGTGATGTCCACGCAGTTATAGAACTTCATCAGCTCCGGGTCGTCCAGCTTCGGGTACTGGAGAGACTTCACGACGATATGGCGCAGGGCGCGGGCATTGTCGCGCTCGGTCTTCCAGACGAGCTCGCCGCCGTTCACGAGGGGATTGCCCTTCTTGTCGGTGGCGACGCTGCGGCGACGGTAGTTTTCGTTGATCTGGGTGATCTCCTGCTGAGTCAGGATTTTGGCCTCGAAGTTGATAGGGTTGCCGTCGTCGTCCTTGAAGGACTCCGGGCCGGTAAAGGCGATGATCTCCTGCTGAACAGGACGCATAAAGTATTTCAGGCTCTTATTTTCAGTCGCCATAGTAAAATCCTCCACAAAAAGAAAAGCCTGCTCTTTTCCACAGATGCGGTCAAAAGAGCGGGCTTTGATGGTGTATTCAGAATCTCAGTGATGAAAACAGCCCCTTTTCACCACTGTCGCGGCCTTACAGGAAGTCGCGTGCGTTAAAAGTCAGGTTGTCGGTAACGACGTCGCCGCCGCTATCCAGAGCGGTGAGGGGCATTGCGCCGGTCGGCACACAACCGACGAAGGTGCAAACATCGTTCTGGTGCTTGTCGAAAAAGTCGGAGTCCGGGTCATTCATGATGCCCTGGATAGTCAGCTCCGGGGTCTTATGGGTGGCCTGGTACTTCTTAATCATGTCCTTAATCCAGGGCGTAGAGCGGTGCTCAGACAGGGACACAGTGATGTTGTAGCCCAGCCAGCGGGTGCTGTTGGAATAATCACCGAGCTGCTTGCCGCTCCAGGTGTCCGGAGTGAAGGTTCCGGTCGCGGAAACGGAGTCCGCAACCTCGATGCCGTCAATGACGATCTTGCCCATGCGAATATTGATCGGGCGGGTATTGAAGTCCATATTTTAGCTCCTTTCTCCCATCAGCGGGTATGGGTGGTAAAGAACAGCTTCTCCGAGCTGTCAACGGGTTTCAGGTTGACGTTGAAATAGGTCTTGTCGCCGTAGGACGCATCACGATCGACGAGGAAGTCGTTGTCGTAGTCCACATCGGTGATCGCACCAGCTTCCGCAAACTGTTTCAGGATGGACTTTCCGACGCCCTCCATGATGTCCCAACCGTCGCTGTCGTTCGCATACTTATTGGGCGGGAAGTTCAGCTGAATGGACTCCTGGAACGTGTCCATAACACGGACGACGCGGTTCTTACGATAGGTTTCATCCTTGGGCTGCTTGAAGCTCGTAAGAGAGTTGATGTCGTATTCAACAATAACCTTGTTTTCCTCGGAAATGGAGAAAGCAAAGTGGCCTTTGTTGATCGCGTCCACATACTCCTCATGCGTCAGGGCGTCCACCAGATCGGTTGCGCCATCAACTGCATCGTAGGTCAGGGACTCCACATAAGATGCGCCAGCGGACGCGCCAGCCACCCATGCGGTTGCCTCGGCTGCGGACAGCTTGTCGTCGTCGATTGCATAGCCGTTCTTAATGGAAATGACGCCCTCGTAGTCTGCCGGGAAGTCCGGGACAACGGCCTGCACGCCGCGGCCCATGCTCTCGCGCAGATACTTAATCTTGGTCTTGATCGCCGCCTTCATGCTGCTGTCGGTAACGGGCATTGCCACGGTGTTGAACTTGACCTTCTCCCAAGTGTCCATAAAAGTGGTGAGATCGTCGTTCTGGGCCGTAGCATCAGTGCCACCGGTGAGGTTCATCGCGGCAATGGCGGCCAGTGCGCCGGAGCCGGTGAAGGTGACGTACTCGCAGTCCTGTGCGATCAGATCATCCACAGTGGACAGACCCTCGTAATAGGCCGCGGTGTTGCCAGCCAGACTCACGGTAACGTCGAAACCGTCCACCGGATTTGCGGCGACGGTGACGGTCAACGCGTTACCGCGGGTGCCGCCGTACTTTGCCGTCGCGG